GGGCGCGGTCATAGATCAGTTGCGAACCGGCCTGCGCAGCCGGGCGCGTGGCTCGCTGAAGCTGGTCAACCGTGGCGGCCAGCTCCTCTTTGAACTTGGCCACGTTCATGTTGATTTTTAGGCTCACTGGATCACCTCCACCACCAAGTCCGTGAACTCGCGCCGCGCATCAGGCAACACGGCTTTGATCTGGTACGTCTGCCCATCGGACAGCACGCGCATACCGGCATTGATGCCAGCGAGCCAGCGCACGCGCATGGACGACTGCACCGCCGATGTGACAGCACCGGCTTTGATGGACTCTGAGCCTGATAGATGGCGAACATTCGCCCACACCAGCGCGAACGTCACCCAGTCGGTCATCGGCTGGCCAATGGCGTCGGTGGTAGTCACTTGGCGCTCGATAGCGATGGGGGTGGATAGGCGACCGGCTGCGATGCTCATATTCCTAGCCCGGCGCGGTAAGGTTGCAGCAACATGCTGGCGCCGTTGGGCAGCTGCGCCACGCTCAGGCCGATCACCACGTCCTCACGCGCCGCAAACAATGTGCCCAGCGTAAGCAGCACAGCTGCGGCGATTGCCTCGTTCATGAGAATGCCGTCATGGATCTGGCGGGCTTCGATCTGGGCGCGGCTGAATGTCAACTCGGCCACTCGCAGAAACTCTTTTGCTTCTTCGTCGGTTGTCAGCATGCCAGCCGCATCAAACGCCGCGTCATAGGCCTGCACAGCAGCCGCAAAGGCATCAGGCGCAGCAGCCACAGCAGCGGCGAGCGCAGCGCGGCCGGAGTAGACCTTGCGGTCAAGGTGCGACACAGCGGTTTGCTCAGCAGCCAGCAGGTACAGCGTGATGATTGCGTCCTCGCTGTCGTGCGTCACGCGCAGGTGCGCCTTGGCGGTGGTGAGCGTCAGCAGCATTTATTTGCTTTCGGCATAGGCCACGGCGGCGGGGTCGGTGTCCACCTGACCGGACGCCTGGGCTTCGTTGACTTGCTCAGCCGACAGCTCCACCACGTCATCGGGCTGGCCGTAGTGGCCTGCCACCAGCACGCGGGCCTTTGTCGTTGTCGGTTTTTTGGTTGCCATGTGTTTTTCCAATCGCAATGAAAAAGCCGCCCGGTAGTGGGGCGGCTTTGGCGTGAGACTGCTTAGGTCGCAGAGTTCACATACGCCTTGAGGGCGCCGGTATCCAGCAGGTTCGAGCCGGTACGGGTCCAGCCGCAGAAGCCCACTTGGCCATTCAGGGCGAAGGCCGAATCATCGAAGCGGCGCAGGCTGGTCGAGTCCGCCACGTCACGGATGACAAACTGCGAGAAGTCGCCGAACAGGATCGATCGCGCGTTGGCGGCCATGACTGGCACGTTATCGTTGACGGTGTACGGGTACTCGCACAGGGTGCTGGGCACGCCGCCCGCAATGCCTTCGCCTTCGCCTGGGTTCCAGATTGGGCGCCCGGTGGTGTCTTTAAGCTTGCGCAGCACAGCAACAGCCCGGTCGGACATCATGAAACGCGAGCCGCGCGCGCGATAGGCGCTGTTGACCGAATGCACCAGATCCACCAGATCGTCATAGGTGACGGTTAGGGTTTGTCCGGTTGCGCCGGTTTTGCCAACAGCCGCGCGGGTCACGGCGCCGAAAGGCTGACCGCTGCCGCTGCCCACGGTATAGTGCTGGTTGCTGATGCGGCCCAAGCGGGTGGCTAGGCGCTGCGTCACGAAAGCCACGATGTCGATGGCGCTGTCTTGCACCAGCTCCCACGGCAGTGCGATTTTCTTGGAGCTGTACTTGTACGGGTTGACCGCCACGGTGCCAAACGTCACATCTTGGCCGCTGGCGGCAGCGTTTTCTGCGACGATTTCGCCCACTTCTGCCGTGCCATCGCTGGACGGGAAGTTCATGGTGTTGCCGCCCGCCGTGCTCATGACTTGGGCGACTTCGCGCATACCGCCAAACGCTTTCATGGCGTCAACCACCAGGGCGGCGATTTCAGCAGGCACGGTAAAGCCGCCTTCTGCGCTGGTCGTGGTGCTCATGGCGTTGCGGATGGCAATGGCCTGGTCGGCGCTCACGTTGTTGCCGTGGCGCATGTACAGGGCCACGGCGGCCATGGCGTCGATGCCTTCATCTTTGGCCTTGCCGGGCTTGGCCGCGTTCTCGAAAAAGGCGTCGGCGTCCAATTCGCGCATACGCTCAATCGACTTGATCTGCGCCTGGGTGCGCTCGATTTCGTTGGCGATGCCGTCGAATGTGGACTGCTCCTCAGCGGTCCAGGTTTGCGAGCCTTTTTCGGCAAGCTGGTTTTTGGCGGTGGTGGCAAGGTGTGCGGTTTTCTCGCGCAGCGCTGTGATGTTGTCCATGTGGACCTTTCAGAAGTGGAAAAGGGGCATCCGGCCCCAACGGTTTTCAGGCGCGAGAGGCGCTAGGAAAGTGCGAGCCGCAAGCGGTTGGTGTTGGCTGCGGCCATAAAAAAACCCGCTACAGGAGCGGGTTCGGGTGTTGCTGGCTTTTCAGGCGGCGGCGGCGCGTTGGCGTAGGCCGACAAGTTCCATGTGTTCTTCGCGGCCTTGTCGGGGCCGATGCGGTCAACAAAACCATTGGCGAGCGCCTCATCGGCGGTCATCCAGGTTTCGTTTTCCATCATGGCCACGATGTCCTCAGCGTCTTTGCCGGTCTTCTCGACGTAGCCCGCAACGATGGTGCCTTCGACTTTCTCCAACAGGTCGGCGGTGTTGCGCATGTACGTCTTGTCGCCGTAGGCCATGCCGCTGGCGTTGTGCACCATGAACAGCGCGCCCGATGCCATCTCCACCTCGTTGCAGGCGATGGCAATGCTGGTGGCTGAGCTGGCACACAAGCCGTCGATGATGGCAACCGTTTTGCCCTTGAACGATTGAATGGCCGCGATGATGGCCTTGGACTCAAACACGTCGCCACCGGGTGAGTTCACGCGCACGGTGAGCGTCTCAGCGTCACCGGCTTGCACAATCGCTTGAATCACGCTCATGGCTGAAACGCCGTAGTAGCCGTCAATCACGTCATAGACGTAGATCGTTGCGCCGGTCTCGTTTTGCACCAGACTAACCGGGCGCTTTTCTTGCGTCAGGTTGTCCATGTGCAGCTTCAAAAGGTGGTTCATTGGGTAGATGCCTCGGTTTGTGGGGCGACTTTCTGCGCATCGCGCGGGTCGAATATTACATCGCCGCCCGCCACGGGCGCGTGGCCTTTGGACTTGCGCACTTCATTGACTGTCATCCACCCCATCCCGGTGCCGGGTCCGCCCAGCGCGGCGCGGTTGTAGTCCGCTTGGGCCTTGCTGTCGCCTTCGATCAGCGCGTCCCTGTCAAATTGAAAATGCCGCCCCACGTCGCGCGGGAACAGCTTGCGGTTGAGCTCTTGCTCAATGCGCACCAGGTGGGGCTGTAGGGTGTAGGTGACAAAACCCCGACTCATCGACTCCAGCCCAGTCCCGAAGCTGCTGCTCGATGTCGTCTCGCCAATCATGTGCGGGGGCACGCCGAACGCGCGGGCGATGTCCACCACCTGAAACTTGCGGGCCTCCAGCAGCTGCGAATCTTGCGCGTTGATGCTCAATTCTTTGGCCTTCAAGCCCTCGGTCAGCACCAGCGGGAGGCGGTGAAAGTTGTCCGCGCCGGAATACTTGCGCACAAACGCGCCCTGCAACAGCGCGATCTGCTCGGTCGTCATCTTGGACGGCGCCTCAAGGGCAATCGACGGGTGCGCTCCGTTGGCGAAAAACTTGCCGCTGTATTCGTCCATGGCCAGGGCGTTGCCGGTCGCGCTTCGCGCCGCGTACTGGATCACGCTCATGGATCGGATGCCGTCAAACCCGAAGCCGGGGAAGTGCAGCACCTCGGCTTCTTCAAGCCAGGTGTTTATGCCGTAGTCGGGCAGACTAATGTAGTAGCGCACGCTCCCATCAGGCTGACGCATGGGGCTGACACACCCGTATGGCATGGGCAGCAGCTCGCGCACGCTGTTGTTCGCGCCCCGGCGTATCCAGGTGTATGCGTCACCGCGCAGCAGCTGCCCGGCGCTCACGCCCTCCCAATGGCTTGCTGCTGTAAATTGCGGGCTGGGCTGCTCGTTGAGCTTGTACCAAAGGTCATCGCGCGGCTGTCGGATTTTGACATCGCCGTCTGTGCGGTACATGTAAAGGGGCAGCGTTGCGATGGCGCCCGCGATCTTTTGGACGCAGGCAAACACAGCAGCGACACGCATGGCCGACAGCGGGGTGACCGCCTGCCCGGATGCGGACGGCGTGACACCGAACGCCTCCATGATCTCCGGCGAGTAAGTGGCGTTTTCCGGGCGCAGCTCTCCCCGCCGCCCGGTCAACATGGCGGTGATGCGGGAAAGCATGGTCATAGTTCTACAAAACCTTGGGTGATTTCTTCTGATTCTTTGACGACTGGCATCACACCAATCGCCATGGCCAGCGCGACCATGCCGTCGATACGGCGGGTCTGCTTTCGTTTGTCAAATTTGCGCGCGCCTGAGTCGCCCACCACTTTCGCGTTCTTAGCGCACATCTCAAGCGCCGGGTGGTTTCCGTGGCGCAGCTTGCCAGCCAGCAACTTGGCTTCCAACTCTCTCAGGGCTGGCGTCATGGATGCCGTGCCCTGCCCAAACGGGACAAACTTTGTCAGCTCATCTTCGGAAAACCCAGCCTTGACCAGCCACGGGCGCAGATGAACCATGTTGTATCGGTCAAAGGCCAGCGCCTGCACATCGCAGCGGTCGAACACGCCGCGCAAGAACTCAGCGACGAACTCATATTCGATGGCCGGGCCGGGCGTGGTGTTCAAGTGGCCTTGCTTTGCCCACAGGTCATAGGGCACACGGTCTTTGCGGCTCTTTTCTTTCAAGCCATCGGCAGGCAGCCAGAATTCAGAATGCACGCCGCCGTCTTCTGTGACCAGCTCAAGCGCTGTCAGGTCGTTGACGCTGGACAGATCCAAGCCACCCCATACCCGCTGGCCTTCAATCGGTCCACACTCTGCGCCGTTGCGCTTCCAGACTGAGCCGGTAACGAACGGCGCGGAAGCATCCACGCGCATGTTGAGCACCAAGTTCTTAAATTCTGGCTCGTTGGCCGGTAGCTCGATGGCCTGTTTGCACTGCTTCTCAATGTCGGCAATGCTGCGAAACTTGCCCATCGCTGGGTTCGCGGCTGCCCACGCCTTGCGGTCATCCATTCGGCAGTCGTCCGGGGCGGCGTACACATGGCACACCACGCGCGGATCTGGCGCGTTCTTTTGGGCGTCAATCCAAGTGCTCAGCATGTCGGCATCCGTGGGCGCCTGTGTCGAGATTGCAATCAGCAGCGGGTTGCTGTATGCACCCTGTGCGCTGGTGATTGCACTCACAAACTTGTCGGTCGGCCCAACCACCTGGCCAACCTCATCCAAGATCGCCAAGATGGGGCTAAGCCCGTGGGCGGTCTTGCCTTCCGCGCTCAGTGCCCGGTACAGCACATTCTTGCGCAAGCCGATCAGCCGTTTACCGCTGGGCTGCACACGAACCAGCCCGACCAGCTTAGACCCCTCGAACTCCACGATCTTGCGGGCCAACTCAAACACCACGGCAGCCTGTTCTTTCGACTGCGCGCCGCTCACGATCTGGCTGTTCTGCACAGCCTCGGGGCCGCACAGGTGAGCCAGCAGCAAACAGGCGATCAGCGCGGTCTTGCCGTTCTTGCGCCCAATGCTCAGGATCGCGGTGTGCGTTCCAATCGGGTTGTCGTAGATTTCCAGCACGAACTTGCGCTGAAATGGCTGCAACACAATCAGCTTGCCAATGTGCTCGCCTTCTGGCGCGTGGCAATACCTTTCGATGAAGGCGCACACCTTCTGGCCACGAGTGAGCAACTTCTTTTTGCGGGTCGCCATTAAGCCAAAAGTTCGTCATCTTCGAGTTCTTCGCGCAACTTGCGGGACTGGCGCTCAATCTTGCGGGCTGGCCCTTCGTCGCGCGCAGCACCAGCAACCCGGCCACCCATGCGAAGCGTCCGCATCAGCGCCATTTCGCGCCGCGCGAACTGCTCCAACACCGAAACGCGAGGATTCACTACCTGGGTGCCCTTGTCGTTGGTGATGACGGTGCCTTCGTTATCGAGTGCGACCTGCTCTTTCTCAACATCGTGAAGGCAGCGGGCCAACTGGCCAGCCACCACCAGATCGGTCTCTGTCCATTCGTCTCTCGCGCGTGCGCGCACAACACCATCCCAAAACACTTGATCGCCATCGCGCAACTTCACATGCGCGGGCACTTTAATCACGTCTTTAGCTGCGTTGACCATGGCCTTGACCGCGCTTGATGCGGAATCAGCGCGGGTTTTTTTCGTTGCCATGGTTTCCTCTGCCTAATTTTGATGGCGAGTTGTGAAAGAGCGATAAATGAAAGGTTACAGACGGGTCAGAGGGCGTAACCGCCCAAGCTTTTGACCGTCCCCTCCCCTCACCACACCACGCGTCCCTGCTCGTCGAAGCGCGTGCGCTGCTCACCTGACTTTTCTGCTATCTGCTTATCCGAGTCGTGGTGCGCCTTGCACAGCGCCTGCCAATTGCCTTGGTCCCACATCAAATCTTCATCGCCACGGTGCGGCACCTTGTGGTCAACCACTTGCGCGGCTGTCACTCTGCCCTCTGCCTTGCACATGACACACAGCACGTTCTCAGGCTGACTGAGGAAGGCTGTGCGCTCTCGCTGCCACCGCCCGCCATAACCACGTTCTGCGGTCTTGCGCTTGTCAGTTCGCCAGCTTGGTAGCTTCATTGTTCTGCCATCCATAGGGACTCACAAAGCTTGATCCGGCCCCGCTGGATAGCTGCCCATCGCTGCACCTCGCCTGACGGCAGCAGCTAGACGCGGAGTTCACTGCGCACATTGCCCGGTGCGCAACCGGCGGCGGTTGCCGGGACTATCGGGGGATGAGTGCGGGGCTAGACACTACGGCGCATGTAGCGCCGTTGGGTGTTTGAGAGTCTGCCCCGCAGAAACGACAAAACCAGCAGGGCGTGAACCTTGCGGGCTTGGGTGTTGCTTATCAGCGGTGTCGGCTTACCCGGCGCAAACCGGGTTTGTCCTGTGCCTCTGCTGACAATGCGGCTATTGTAGTGA